CCTCCTTCGGATCTTGTGACTGTTGATGTGTCTCGTTTTGATGGACCAGGCGGATTTTTCCAATTCAAAGTGGATACGACCAATATGGTACGCGTCCCTGATAAGGATTTGATCGTTGCCTCGGTACCTAACTGTCCCGATCTAAAGAACCGTATAGAAAAATTTGCCTTAGGTGATCCTGTTGGGATATCAAAGTGCACTTGGATGTACAGGTTTGAAGATTTGTTTGAAACAGAAGACGTGACGGTCTCATTTGGACGGGAATCCCACAAATTCAAGAGTTTCTATGGCGGGCGATATTCCACACCCAATGCAAAGGATGGAACATGTATGGGCTTGATTGTGTCACAAACTAAACAACCTTGTGTTCTCGGAGTTCACATTGGAGGAGCAGTTGGGACTGTTGGCGTCATGCAAAGCATATGTCAACGGCACATTCTTACTGCCATCGGAGAGCTTGAGCGCATGGGTGTGTTTGTTCACGCAGATGCGACTATTTTGCCAAATTCTCAATATGGGAAGAAGCTGATTGAATCTGACAAACCCCATCCCTCATGTATGGCCGCTAAAGTTGATAAGAAGGCATTCTTCGAAGTTCTTGGGAGCACAAAATTACGAGCCTCACACAAGAGTTCTGTGTCTAAGTCATGTATATCTGATGATGTTGAGGATTTGTGTGGGGTTAAGAATAAGTGGAGTGGACCTCAGATGAAACCCAATTGGAAAGCATACAATGCAACAATGGAGCACTTGGCGGATCCCGCTCTGATGTTCGAGCCATCAGCTGTCCGGAAAGCATGTGATGACTATTTGAGTCCATTACTTGTTAAGGTGCCTGATCTTGAGCCTCTTACTATGGATGAGTCTATTTTGGGAATCCCCGGAAAGAAAGGTATTGAAGCATTGCCAATGAAAACAAGTATGGGATTTCCAATATTTGGACCAAAAGAGCCTCATTTTCAAGAAATACGCGATGGTGAAGACTTGAAACAGAGAATTCCATCATCCGAGATTTTGGAAGAATATAATCGTCTCATGCAGTGTTATGAAAGAGGTGAGCGAGGCTATCCCGTGTGTGCTGCAAGCTTAAAAGATGAGCCTACACCCGTGGATAAAGATAAAGTTCGGGTTTTCTATGGATGCCCTGTTGCATTCAGCATGTTGATACGAAAATATTTTTTGCCCATAACCGCTTATCTACAGGCCAATACAGAGCTGAGTGAATGTGCTGTTGGATGTAACCCCTTTTCACAAGATTGGGATCGTTTGATGACTCACGCAAAATTTTATGGGAAAGAGCGTCTGATAGGTTGGGATTATTCTAAGTATGACTTGAGAATGAACTCACAGATCACAATTGCTGTATTCGAAATGCTTTTAAAATTGGCAAGAACGGCTGGCTATTCAGATAAAGACTTGTCTATTATGCGAGGAATTGTTTCGGACATCGTTCACCCGTTGGTTGATTACAA